CAGCAACCTTGAGAGCCCCCGTCGTTATTGAGGTAGATGTTGTTGTATCAGTCACTGTGACACTATCAGCCTCCACATCCTCAAGGTTCGCGTGTGTCGCATGAATGTCACCAGAAATACCCACACCACCCGCAACTTGGAGGGCCCCCGTCGTCTTTGAAGTGGCTGCTGCGTCGCCAGTAATCAAAACATTTGAACTTGTTGTAATATTTGATGTCACAAAGGCGTTACCCACAACATGAATGTTTGCGATTGGTTCGGTGGTAGATATACCCACTTTAGTGCCAAATGTACCCATTTCAGAAACCGATAAACTATTTTGTACAATTGTGTTACCAATCAAATCAACTCGGAGTATAACATTATCTGGGTGTGAAGCATTTAAAATGTGATTATCCGTAAGAGTATTCTGTGTGTAACCTATAGAAAATCTGTGTTCATCCGCGTGATGAATCAAAGCAATATTTGCGAAAGTACCTTCATCTTGATGCTCAATGATAATCCCGCTATCCAATCCTTCGGCACTGTTATTGCTACCTATACCAATAATTCTATCTTCTACGATAAGAGAAGTTGATGTAAGTAATGTTGTATTACCACCAAGTGTAATATTACCCAAAAACTCGGCTTCGGCCGCTGATATTACATATTTACCGGAAGGTGCTACATACACAGGTGATTGAATGAGGCTACCATTTGTATCAATCATTGCTAAATGTTTATTGTTCAAGTCTGTATGATTAGTAATGTATACATTTGTTGTAAAAACGCCATTTGTCGCATGGAGGTCTCCTTGAATACCAACACCACCAGTCACCTTAAGGGCACCAGTGGTTGTAGAAGTAGCCTCGGTGGCATCGGTCACAGTGACACTATCAGCTTCAACATCTTCAAGGTTGGCATGCGTCGCGTGAATATCACCTTGAATACCAACACCACCCGTGACTTGGAGGGCCCCCGTTGTCTTTGAAGTCACCGCAGTTGAATCTGAAATGTGTGTAGATGTGGTGACAAGTGCCCCAACATTGGCTGTACCCCGAACATCAAATGTATTTGAAGTCGCCGAAGTACCCACAGCAATGTGGGAAGTTGCGAAAACATTTGTAGAGTGAATGTTTGCTTCAACCCCGAGACCACCTTGGGTCAAAACAAGGACACCTGTATCCTTTGAAGTAGAATGTGTTCCATCCGTCACTGTACCCGTTGTAGTTGTGAAAGTACCGACATTTGCGGCACCCCTCACATCAAGGGGGTATCCCGGTGACACTGTCAATATACCAACGCGGTTAGCTTCGGCATCAACCTTCAGAGTGTTCGTATCAACGGTTACATTTCCCGCAACCACGAGGTCACCATGGAAACCATCACCAGAAGTAATACTTACACCCCGAAGAGTCACCGCATTTGCCGCGGAATTGCTTGAACTACTCACAGCTGTTGTGAGTGGAATGTTCAGGTTTTCGGAAGCAATCTTCTTCAAATCATTGTTTTCGCTATTTACATAGACATATTGCATGTCATTGTAGTCTGTGATAATCCTCGCATTTGGAATATCATTGGCACGACCAACACCTGTCACAAACATAACACCTGCACTGTTATTGACAACAACACCAACATTTTGAATCTGATCAAGATCAACGCCGTATGGTTTTATGTTGGTTAAACCACCAGGTGTTCCACTCGCAACATAAAGTGTTTGACCATTTGTATACCCAGACATTCCACTGATTCCATTAGCTCTACCAAATGAAACAGCAGCACCTTGGGCGTTGGTCGCCATATCTTCATAAGCAATACCAATAGCTGGCATCTTTGTTGGATCGGATGCATCAGCTAAATCAACCTGAAATATGTTATTTCCATTAGAACCCTTAACATGCAGAGCTTGACCTCTTGTTATTGGACCACCCGAAGTGTTTTTTACTTGAAGTATTGTTTGATCAGGGTAACAGTTAGCCCATTCATTATTTTCGTTATCGTAAGCAAGAACTTGATTTATAAGAGGATTTGAAGCGGCGTTGGACACATTCTCCAACTGCCCCAAACGGATCTGAACATTGGAGATTTGATCAGTCACAATGGCAGTTGTTGGATCTAAAAAGTCCATCGTGTGGGTGATGAAGACATTGTCACCCTTGAGATGTGTGTTGGCACTCACGATGAGAGCCTTTGTCACTTCAACATTTCCAGAGACATAGGCGTTGCCACTTACGGAGAGCTGTTTTGTTATATTGACATTTCCAGAGACATATGTATTACCCACAACTTCAAGGTCCTTATCAGCGTAAACATTACCGCTGACTGTCAACTCTTCGGTCACGGAGACATTTTGTGACACATACACATTGCCAGTGACAAGAAGGTCTTTATAAGCCACAACATTTCCATCTACATAAGTGTTCCCAACAACTTCAAGGTCCTTATCGGCGTAAACATTTCCACTCACCGTGAGTTCCTCTGTAATGCTCGCATTTGTGGAGACATATACATTCCCAGTCACGAGGAGATCTTTGTAGGCCACAACATTCCCCGAGACATAAGTATTACCCACAACTTCAAGGTCCTTATCGGCGTAGACATTACCGCTGATTGTCAACTCTTCGGTCACAGAGACATTTTGGGACACATATACATTACCAGTAACGAGAAGGTCTTTATAGGCAACGACATTTCCATCTACATAAGTGTTCCCAACAACTTCAAGGTCCTTATCGGCGTAGACATTGTTGGACACCGTAAGTTCCTCCGTAATATTGACATTTGTGGACACATAGACATTTCCAGTTACAAGGAGATCTTCGTGGGCGTAAATATTAGCATCCACATGAGTCAACCCATACACATGTACATTAATGTCTTCGTCGGTCTTTGGTGTAAAGGTCTTATCCGTGGGCTGCGCGTCTGTGTAAGCAATGGCAAACTCATCCGTACCCTCTCTGTAACCAATGACGACATTTGAAAGGGCGTCTGGTCTATGCATGAGAACACCCAAATCAAGGGTTGTATCTCCAGATGTATTGTTTTTACCCAATTCTATGAGAGCATCCTTAATGGAAGTATTTTCGGTATAAATAATAGTTGTTTCACCATTTACGGTGAGGTTACCCTCAATTGTCATATCGCGGAGCACGGAGACATTCCCAGAGACAACGAGAATGTTGCGGCCCACATCATCAATGTAGAGATTTGAGCCAACACTAAGGGTATGTTGGGGAAGGAAGTTTGACAAACCAACATTTGAATCTGTGACTAAAGAAACATCATAGAACGCACCACCTATTAATTGAACACAATTAGATGCTATATTTGATCTATCAACGGCGAGTCCCAAGTTGACACCACCAACCAAGGTGTTTGCAGATTCGCCAGATTCGGTAATTTCTTTGGTGTTACGATCGTACATTAAGAGTACAACTTCCGGTGCGGTGTAGTCCGGTCTATTACGAATGGGGGAAAGATATACGGCATTTGAATATGGTGTTGGAACCAAGACATTACTCGCATTGAAAACAACAGTATTTTCCTCCTGATCATTAGAGTCTGGTACATGCTTACCAAACCTAATCTTGGTAGATCTTTCCACCGAAGGTAAGTTCTTGACCATTTAATATATGGTAGTAAATTAATTTGCGTAAAGGAGACCAGCCATCCCATTTTGTATACGAAGTATGTTATAGTTTACTGCATAAATTGGATCATTAATGACCGTGTTTTCACTCATGATCTTTGCTGATTCAATTCTACTGAAATTGAGTGTGCCAGTTGGCTGGAGTGAGCTTGTCATGAGACAAAAGCAATAAAGGAAAAAATCTGGTGAAGTGACAAAATTTGTATGATAATAATTCATTACATCTATAAAGTGTGGTTTACCCCATTTGTAATTGGATAATTCAACACCATTTATAACTAATTTAACTTTATTTGTTGGTGATGTAAGTGCGCCATTCGTTGTTGTGTCCGATGATGCGAGATACTTTACTGGGTGATTGAAGATGAGATCTTGAACTGTTTCACCACTTGGAATATTCTTTTGCACTTGGGTAATAAGAAGATCGTGTGTTCTCGTGGCGATGTTCCCCCTCTCTTCGTTATCAAGATAATAGTAATTTGCATACATTTCAAAATTGTAGTTGGCCGCTTGGGATCCCCAATGAATTCTCAATTCCACATTGTGATAGTTGAGGGCAACTAGAGGTAAAGCACATTGTGGTCCTTCGCAAAAAAAGAAACGAAGTGGGTAAAAATACGAGCGTGCGTGCACACCTGGATGGGTTCCAATCGCACTCCTTGATATATTTTGTGCAAATGTATCTATAGCGATTTTTTCAGTAAATATGCTATCTTGTGTATCAATGACTGAACCACCAATAAGAAGTTCGACTTTATCAATGAGTAGATCCCAACGAGAAGTATCTAAAGCTTGGGTCGTATCATCGATCGTCAAGTAAATGTATCCAAGCATATCACCTGATCTCTCAATCTGAACACTTGACATTGAATTATTTTTCACATCCCCGCGTATCGTTTGCTTTTCAACGGATTGTGAAAAATTAGAGTGTCGTTTGAAGGTTGAACTAAAAAACGATATCTCTGGGTTGCCCATAATGTACTCATCCTGAGCACCAATTGCTACAAGTTGAACAATACCCGAAGACATGTTATACTACTCTAAAGTGAGAAAATTACAAGTTTGGTTTTCTACACACGAAACGAATCACCAAAAAGTTTGATCCCGAATCGGTTGAATTTTTAATTGTATTACCATTTTGATCTCTAATGGCAACACTGAGACGATCAATACGGCGTATTGGATTGACATATTGTGTCGCGATTGTATAGTTATCTTTGAATGTGATGAGTGAATTACCCGCATCGTGTGTAGCATTTTCAGTAATGAGACTCGCAAATGACCCCCTGATCACACTTAATTCGGCTTGTCCAGTGAGAACATTTGAAGCACGGTCATTGAAAATGGAATCCAACTCTTCGATGGAAACATAACAATGTTCAGTCACAACATTTGAATGAATATGCGCCGCAAGAAGTCTGGCCTGAACCACATTTTTGAGGGGTTGCTGAAGATGACAAGTAAAAGTATTCGCACTGTCTTGACCAATTGAATCAATAGTTATAGTATGATATTCATAGTCAAGATCTGGAATAGTTTGGGGCGAGGTAACCAAAGCCATTTAGTATTAGCTTAGATTAAAGATCCGCCAATTCCATCCTCAATCTCGTAGCCCGCTTGTTCCGCGACGAGCTTTTCGGAACCACAGAGTCCACCTGGAGTGAGAGACTTGGTGTAGGTGCTACCTTCGCTGGTGTGTCCAGGAGCGCATTCCAATTTGTGTTCAAGATCAAAAATTGATTCTTCGTTGATCGCCTTAATAACGATTGGTCTGGGTTGGTACTTGCTGGTATTTTTCAACATACCAAGGATAAAGATAAGCACGATCAAGGCAACAATGGACATGATGGCATTTCGGTTGGCACGGTTAAGGTTTAACATATATAATGTACACACATAATTTTTTCTAAAGTGCGTTAAAGGATATTTAATAGTTTCATATTAGAGAGTAGATGGACGAAGAAATTGTCATTGATCGTGGAAATACTACTGTGATGAAATTGGACGCTGACGAACAGGCTCTGATGGATGAAATTGAGATTTCAGTGCCTCGTGCTCAGCCTGTGCGTCGTCCCACTTCTAACAGACCACCACCACAACAACCACAACAACAAGAAGCCATGGATGCTTTCGTAAACCCAAACAAGCAATCTGCACCAACTCAGCCACAACAAGAAGATGAAATTGACTATGGCGAGGATGATGACGCATTCTTTGACGATGCCGACGATGGACCTCAGTTTGGAATGCAGGAAGAACGACCCTCAAAGGGGTATTCTTCTATTGATGAAGAAAAGGCAGATCTCATTAACAAGTTGGGTCGCCTCGAAAAGAAGGGATTCAGTGTTAACAAGAGACTTACTGCATACTCTAACATAGACGAATTGAGAACTGAAGTGAAGCGGATCACATACAGTATTGATGTTGAGCAATCTATTCGCTTCTCTCGGCGTATGTTGGTT